AGGTGGATTATCGGATTCCGGGACCAAGACCCTAACAGGTCTATGGCACGGAAAGGGTCCCTTACAGGGAACCTCGCGACGCTGGATCTCAGCGAAGCTTCCGATCGCGTCTCGAATCAGCTCGTACGTGTCCTTCTCGATCCTTGGCCTCATGTAGCAGGGGCCATTGATGCGAGTCGTTCACGGAAGGCTGATGTGCCTGGCCACGGAGTCATCCGTTTGGCCAAGTTCGCGTCCATGGGTTCAGCGCTCTGCTTTCCTGTTGAGGCGATGGTCTTCGCGACCATCGTTCTCTGCGGGATCGAAGATGCGCTCAGACGCCAGATGACCAGGAAGACCATCCATGGTCTTGCTGGTAAGGTGCGTGTCTACGGGGACGATATCATTGTCCCCGCAGAATGCGCCGAAGCCGTCGTTGGGAAACTCGAAGATTTTGGTCTTCGAGTTAATACCAACAAGTCTTTCTGGACTGGAAAGTTCAGAGAGTCTTGCGGTAAGGAGTACTACGCGGGCGAGGACGTATCCATCGTTCGCGTTCGTGAAGTACTCCCATCCCGGCGGCAGGACGCATCCGAGCTTATATCTACAGTCTCGCTTCGTAACCAGCTTTATAAGGCTGGTTACTGGCGAGTTGTAGATGCTCTCGACCACTTCCTGGAAGGGATTCTCTCCGTCAAGGGGAAGTCCCTTTATCCCGTAGTGGCCGAGTCCAGCTCGGTGTTGGGCAGACATAGCTTCTTGGGGTACGAAACCCAAGGCTATTGTCCCCGACTACATAGCCCGCTTGTCACGGGCTTTGTGGTCCAGGCCATGCTACCACCGAGTTCTCTCGATGGACATGGTGCCCTGCTCAAGTTCTTCCTGAAAAGAGGGGATGACCCTTTCCAGGACAGGGAGCACTTGATGCGTTCCGGACGTCCTATGGCCGTCAGCACCAAGCCTAGGAGGGCACGTCCCTTTTCAGGGACGTGGCAGGTAACCAACCCTGCTGGAGGAGGTCGATTAGCAATCGGCCACCTTCTTGTGGGCCTCCCCTCGGACATGTC